GGGGTCAGAGTCCCCGTATTGCTTCCAGAGTCAAAGTAAGCCTGAGCGCCAACGGAATAAGCAATGGAGGCAGCATACAGATCGCCAACCAGTTCAGGACGCTTGATGCGATACTCGCCATAGACAGTGCCTGGATCGCTTGGAAGGATAAGTTTTTGGATTGTCCCATTGTCGTAAAGACGGAAGGACAGTTCAGTGACCCTAGTGCTTACAAGCGGATCACGGTCATAACAAGTTAGGATTTCTCCGGCATCAGCCGGGATAGCGGCAGAAACCAAACCGTTGCCATCGTCTGTAACAGTAAGTTGGGCAACACGCATAAGATCAGGCCAATCCTGAGACTCCCAGGCGTTGCGGATACGCTCATTGATAAAATCCCGAAACTGAGCAAATGTTTCTTCGGAGATGTTGTGCCTGTCTTGTCCAGAGTACTGGATGGCGTTAAACAGGATCGGGGAAAAGTGGGTGGTTCTCATTATGTGAGGAAACCGTCTGCTGTGAAAATTGCACCGTTAACGGTGGTGCGCTTAACTCGGTTGGTCACAGCGACCTCCGGGTTATGCTTGATGTAATCGTCTAGGAACTCCTTGTCATTCCAACATTCGTAGCCAAGGCGCTGTCCCCAGTAGTGAAAAGCAGAGAGGGGAATCTGGGCTTTTAGTTCCCCGATCCCCTCAATGCTGGATGCCGCATTCTGATGGCGAAAAGATGCCATCTGACTTGCCTGCGTATAAGCAGCCGCTTCCTGCATCCGCCAGCCCGTCAGAAGTTCCCGTTCGACCTGCTTGCGCATATCGGCGGGGATTGCTTCCGACAAAGACTGGATGATGTCAGACAAGACAGTCTGATTAGGCAGTGAAGTCGAACTTACCGAACGCCAGCGGGTTGTGGATGCAAAGACCAGCAACCGCTTCGATCAGGCGAGCAGGGCCACCACCGTTGTCCGTCAACTCGGTAACCTGGGCGACATTACCGCCGTAGCGGACTTCGACCTGGTCAAACGGGATGATGTAGCCGCAGAAGTTATTCTTCAGGAACAGGGACGGGTGGAGACGGATGCGACCAAAATCGCCTTCAAACACATCCACGGACGAGACATACGAGGAAGCATCGGCCTCACGGTTGAATGTGCGGATAGACGGATACTGGTTAGTGCCGGAGGCGGTGGTCGTGAAGACGAGGTTGGTGAACGCACGCTTCAGGGTCGGGCCAACGAGAGCATCGTAGTCCTTGAACTGACCAGTCTGGCTGTAGATGCCAGTCAGGACATCCTGAACGACAGTTTCAGTCAGCGAGGCAGTACCGACAGACGAAATCTGGGCGGCAGCAGGGCAGAAGGCAGAAGCAGCAGCCGGGAGATCGACAGTATCGATAGAGGCGGCAGCGACAATCCACTTATCAAGACCACGGGTACGATAGCCGACAGTGCCGTTATCGACCTGAGCGCCCTGATTGGCACACATCGCCACTTCCATATCACGCTTGATGAGCGTAATGGCCTTGGAGACATTGTTAGCGAGTTCGTCACGGACACCGGCGATGTTGGCAACATCCTGGGTGAGTTTGGAAACACGGACAGCCTTACGGAAGATCTGGATACGGTTGCTCAGTTCAACACGGAACTGGGTCGTACCATCATTCGTGAAGTTGGTCGTGCCGGAGTTAGGATCGACATCAGAGCCATCGACAACAGGTGTCGGGGCAGTGGTGGCGGGGAGGCGGTCAGCCTGCCAGCGGAAGATCGTGTTGCCGGGCTGGGAACCCTTCTTCGCCATAGAGGTGAAGGGGGTGTCCTTAGCATCGACCATAGCGATCAGGTTAGCAAGGTCTTCACGCTTACCAGCGTTGACGATGTCTTTTTCGAGGAGTTTAGGCATATGGGTATATGTGGGTAGGGGGGATTAGATGAAACCTTTCGACAGCAGGACTTTGGCGAGATCTTCCCCGGAGTTCGATTTTGCGAATCGACTAGCGGCTTGCTTGGCGCTTGCTTCATTGGCGCTTTGCTTTGCCGGACTAACAGTGGGACGAATTGCTTGACCCTGTACTTTGCCGGACTGAATAGGCTTTTTAGCCATAGAACTCTCACGGACAGCGGCTCCTCGGATATAATCTCCGATAAACATCTGCCAATCAGGGAACTTCTTCAGTTGGGGGAAAGTACGAAGGATCTGTTGCGCCTGCTGGTATTCTTTGGATTGGGGAGTTTTCCACCACGGGTAGGTTGCTTCAGCAATCGGCTTGATCCTGCTTTCGGCATCGATTCGACTCATCTGCTTAGGCAGGTGGTCTTCGATAGCCTTGGTAGAATTAACAAGCATACGCCTGACATCATCCGGGCCGTACTCACTATCTCCTAGAATAAACCCATCTGGGTTTTCCATACATTTGTAACGCAGCCAACGGGCTTGCTCGACCTCTTTGTCCACTTCAGCCTTCGATTTTAACGAGGAAAAGGGATTGTCATCATTAATGACGCTTTTCTCGCTCGCTTGCTGGGACTCAGAGACCTGCTGCTTAAGTGCTTCAACTTCCTTGCGGAGGGTGTCGGCTTCCTCTTCAGCCTGCTTGCGCTTGGCTGTGAGTTTGTCGATGCGCTTTTGCACGCCCTTTGACAGACTGCCGTCTGTTTCTTCGTCTTCTGCTTCCTGTGAATGAACTTCGTCGCCATCCTCGGCCTGGGGGATTTCCTCGGTTTCAGCATCTTGTGCATCCACTTCGTCATCCTTGACTTCCGTCTGGGCTTCACCCTCGCTATCGGTCTGGGGTTCTACCGCCTGTTCATCATCGGCGAACAGGGTATCACGCAATTTCTGCGCAAGCGATTCTTCGTTTAGGCCCGAAGACTGGGCATTTGACTGTACCTCGATATTATTTTGAGCCGGATCGATATCGGCGTTTTGGTTATCGGACATAACAGGGAATGGTGGCTCCCAGGGGCGTAGGGGTATTAATCCCCAAAATCAATGACCGTCAACGAGCCGGACGGCGCTTTGTAGGTTTTGGCAACTTCTTGCCAATCTCACGACCCGTACTTGCCTTCTTTGGCTTCTTGCTGCTGGAGGAGCAGCAGATCTTTGAAGTCTTTGAGGGCTTCGGCTCTTCCACAGGCGTGGATACGCTTTTCTCCTTCAGTGGAATAGGAGATGGCTCGGTCAACTTCTGCTTCAATGCTTCCATTAAGAAAAGCCATAACTGCTTCAAATACTTCATTGGTTTCAAACGATAGGGATGATTTGTGATCTTTTAGTGATTTGGACATTAGAATCCGGGCTGAGCGCCCATCTGGCCTCCCATTTGTTGACCCTGTTGACCTTGCTGCTCTTGAGCAAACTTGTCAGAGACAGGGGTAACACCAAGGCGACCAATAGACTTATTATCCTGTTGGGATACGCTCATCTGAAGGTTTTTCATATAGTTCTGGAGTAAAGCCTGGAACTGAGGATCACCCTGAGCGGCCTGCTGAGCCTTCGGGTTCTTGGAGAGAATATCTTGAGCGTACTGCAACTTGGTCTTAGCAGCCGGGTCATTCTCGGTGTATTGAGGCTCCATACCAGCCATCATCTTAGCAAGGTCGTTCTGAACTTGCTCATACATCTTCTGGGAGGCGCTAGCCTGATCAAGGAGAATATCCTTAGCGGCTTCAGGGCTAATAGCCTCAACAAAGCGCTGGGTAAGTTTATTGCGGTCAATGACACCACCAGCATCAAGGGGAACGACAAACGAAGCGATAGCCTTAAGTTTTTCCATCACATAGTCGGTATCGAGTTCCTTAACATTGTAGGAAACATTGAAATCATACCCGGAAGAGATTTCCTGGGGCTGTAGCACAATAGGCAGGCCAGCCACACGCTCGATTTCAGCGCCATCCATATACTGGATAGAGAGAGAAACGATCTGCTTAAAGACACGGCTCCAGGCCGTAAGCCAGTTGTTGACCAAGAACTGCTGGGTTGTTTGCGTCTTTACCGGGGGAATTGCAGCGTGGTAAAGGCCAAAGTAGGCCGCATTTCGGGCTTCCACACGATCAATTAGGTTGAAGGCAAGAGCGGGATTTCCCTGAGGCGGCGAAAGGAATGTATAATCATCCGGGGTAGTTACTGGCAGCAAGCCACCCGGTTGAATGATATTCTGAGTGCCAAGGCGCTTCTTAACCTTGATAGGAGGAAGCGTTTCAAAGGCTGTACGGTCACGGATAGAATCGTGCTGAGCCTTGATCTCCATCTGATCCGTGTAGGCAATCTCAGGGACACCACGGGACTCAATGATGCTGCGGCGCAGACGCTCCCGGCGGAATTCAATAAATGGGTACTGACCGTGGGCATACTCAAGCATTTCGTGCTTGGCGTGCAGTTCTTCGCTTACCTGAGGGCAGAAGATGGTGTAATAGATGCACGGGATGCCATCTTCACCAATCTGGCGTGTGTAGGCATAGACAATCTCAACAAGGTGATCAGCACGATGCAGGGTATTTGTAATATTAGTTGTGGTCGGGATCAGGTTAGGATCAGCGTACCAAGAAGATTTACCGGCACAGTTTGCAGCCTCCTCAACAAACGAAGCATCCCAACCATCAGTTTCAATCAGTTCACGCATCTGAACTTCCGTCATATGTGTCCGGCGGAAGATGACACGAGCATCTTGAAGATCTAGCGTCTCAGGAGGGAATGCAATTTCATCAAAAGGCTTTAGAGCAGCAACGGCAGGAATATTGCTAACCGAATACTGTTCCTTGTAGGTCGATGTGCCTGAAGTCAGAAGTTCATCGGCAATTCGCATACCATCCTTTTCGGAACACCCAATAGCATTAGCCAGAAGATTGGCTGTAAGGTCGCTAGCGCCAGTTGCGTTTAACTGGATCACGGCCTGGCCTGCCATCATATCACCGCTCTGCGCACGCATCTCCAGTTCAGGAAGCGTAAGAGTAACTGTGCGAGTACCAAGGCGGCGCTCCCAGCCAATGTGAACGGCAGACCAACCAAATTGCAAAGCATACTGCGCCCAGAGTTCAGCCTCACGCTCAAGATCAGCACGAAGACGATTAGTAACAACCCAATTGGCTAGGTTTTGAATGCTTCCGGCAACACTAACATCGCCAGCCTCAGTACCTGCGACTCGGAGACGACCTAACTGCCAAGACGAGACCAACAGAACTACCAGTTCATTGATCGTCTGGTCAACCAGGCGGCATCGAACATCAGAAGCGCCTTCAAACGGAAACACGCTCTGGCCTTCATAACCATTGCTGGAATACTTCTTGCCGTCATCAGACTGGCCTTCCCATCGAGCAAGACGAATATCGTCATTGCTGTTTAGACGGGCTACATTGCCGCCATTGTACAGGGAACGCTCCAGTTCCTTGCGCAGGTAAACCAGATCGGGGGAATCTGAGGCAAAAGTTAGTTTGTCTTTTCGGGAGTCTCTGTCGAGCATAGGGTAGGTGATTTAGATTCGATGTAAGATAAAAGTGATGCTTTGTGGAAGCGATGCTGTCCACCTAGTGTAGTGTAACACCGAATGCTGCCAGATTTGCGCAATTTGTCCAATTCCCTGACATCAATGCCAGTAAAGCGTTCCGCCATAGACCGGGATAACAACATAGGGTACTCATCAGCGTTTTTCATTAGTATGAGCCTCCACCCTTACATTTGAATGCTTCTGGAGCATACTGTTCAGGTTGCATAACTGCCAGGTATCGTAGGCAGTCAATTGGATCCTTTGATGCGCCCTTTTCGCCATCTGCGCCCGTCCATTCACGGAGCGAATAGATAAGGTTTTCACACTTTTTGGATATATACAGTTTCGGTTCATTAATCGGAGACAATGGCTGTCCTGGGTCGTGGGACAGGGCATCATTGATGATAGCAACGCCTTCTTCGATGCGGATGCCTGCTGCTTGCTGAAAATACATAGGTGCGGGGTCTTCGTCTAAGAGTTCGATGAGGGAACTGCCACCCTCCTTGGTAGCAGCCTGCGTAGCGCCTGCACGGGGGTCAATATAGCGTTCTTCAATCACCTCGTCCCCTTCTAGTTCACGGATCAACTCCTTGTACTCGATAAGACCCCTACCTCCGCCTGCACGCTGTGCCGGGCCTGCCTTGCCATCAAGTTTGCTGTCAGGAAGCGCCCATTCACCATAGGTCACATCAGGCCATTCCCGATAGACATACCATTTGGTGTTTTCACCCTGACCTACCGCTCGTAGCCATAGCATAAACCAATTTCTGGCTCCGGCTGGGTCAACGACCATATAATTTGTGCCTTCCTTTGGAATCTTGTCTTCATCGATCTCATTTAGGTCTCCAAACCTAGGAAACTGAGCGCCAGCCAGGCCATCAGCCCATCCATACGCTCGGATTTTCTTTTCGTACTGAGTTTTACCCTCAAGTGTACGGCAAAGTTCGTCAAAAGGATTGTAAGGATTGAATTGGGAATGAAACCACATCACTCCGGCATCTTTACCACGGGATTTAGCCCGGTAAGGCATATGTCCGGCAGGAACACCTGATGTATGCTGTATCTT